TATCTGCGGGTGTATTCAATACACTTTGAAACCATTTTAAAACTTTTGCTCGACTCATGTTACCACCACCTTCATGAGCAATAGGATAATAACCAGACCATCCTGCAACAGCTACAGCGATACCCACAACATCACCTTTACCAACTACAGAACCTGAACCCATCTTTGTTAGTTCTGGATCTTTAGTTTCTAAGTCAATTGCAATCTCATCATACTTAGATAAGTCTGGAAAATTTTCTGGCGGTAGCCATTCTGTCTGTGGTTTAAATAGTGGTATCTGCATGAGGTTCCTTTTTTTGAAAGACGTGTTCGTCTTCTATTGTTTTATTTAATTCTTCTTTATTACTAAATGCATACAAAGCTGCTTCATGATTTGCTGGAAATACTTCCCAAGAAACTAGTCTTGGATAAATTTCTAATTCAAACTCATGTGTATCAACTTGTATTGTTTTTTTAACTATAAATTTAGCCGGCATCATAATCTCTTTCTAATATCATTTCTAAATAATGTATCGCTTTTTCTATATCTTCTGCTTTTCCTTTTGATTGGTGTCTGCAAATATATTTGATTGCATTGCCTTCCGCAAATAATAATTTATTTTCGTTTATAAATTCAGCAGGTTGTATCTTCATCGACCGGTAGTGCTTCCCGCCTATCTGGTCTTCTAAAGAATTGTAGTTTGTTGATTTAAACATATCTTTGTTCGTCATATTATATATCCTTTTTCGTATTTCTTTGGTTCAATTATATGTAAATTTTCTTTCGTTCTTGTTGCACCTACATAAAATAATCTGTTTTCATCGTCAGGATTTTTTTCATAACTTCTAACTGTATTTTCTGTAAGATCTGTAAGCAGTACAACATTAGTTGCCTCTCCACCTTTTGCTGCGTGTATAGTAGATAATTCTATTCTAGCTTTTTCGTTAAGTTTTTCACCATTCTTTCTCATTTTACGCAGGTAATTTACCTTAGTTTGACCTGCAATGTCAAATGCTTCATACCAAACTGTCTTAACTTGTAGACCGTAATCTTTTACTAATTGATCTATTCCGTAAAAAGAACCTTTAGCCATACCTTTTATTTTTTTAGCATGCCAGTTTTTAGGACCCATGTATTTAATTATGTGTTCTATTTCTTTGTAAGATATTAAATGTCCTTTTCTTAAATTTTCCCAAGACGTTGCTGCTCTATGTAATTCTTTTTCACTACTTCGTTTGTATCTGTTTTCATAATACAATCCTTGTCTGTACAAAGACTCACCTATGCTAGTTAACATATGTCTTGTTCTACTTAAAACTAACCAATCACCTGTAGACATGTTAATACTATCTACATCAAAATGTCTGTACAAGTTCCCTTGACTAACTTTTGGTTTCCAAGATTTGTTTATTCTATTTTTAATTCTATTAATTATACCCATTGCTATTCCATGTACCTTAGCCGGTATTCTATAAGATTGTGTAAGTGGTAAGTATTGTCCTTCTAATGCAATAAAAGAATCTACATCTGCACCAGCCCATTTGTAAATTGCTTGGTCATCATCTCCTGCAATAAAAGTATCTTTTGTTTTATTCCAAATAGATTTAGCCATGTCCCATTGCATCAAAGATAAATCTTGAGCTTCATCTATAAATACTACATCAAACTTTGGTGACTTATCAGACTTTGTAAAATCTAAAATCATGTCATTAAAATCTATTAATGAATAATCTTTTTTGTATCTCGCTAATTCATTATGTATTATTGTTAACGTACTTCTCTCCAAATCTTGTGTATGTTCTTTTAAATCAAACTGTTGTTCCGGTGATATGTTTCTAAGTTCTGCTAACTGTATCATTCTTAAATACTCACTCTTAGAACTAAACTTACAACTAATACCATCGTTGTCTTCTTCGTACGCTGTTGATCCTACCGGAAAACCTATCTTATCTCCTAAATCTCTGTAGTGTCTTTCTTGCATGACTTGATCTTTTTTTAATCCTAGTTTTCTAAATGCTAATGAGTGTAGTGTTCTAAAATATGGTAGGTCATCCTCTGTAAAATTAAATTTTTTAATCGCTCTGTCCCTTGCTTCGTGTGCAGCTTTTTGTGTAAATGCAAAATAACCTATCTTGTCAGGATCAGTTTGTTTTAAATAATCATCAACCTTATTTAACAAAGTTGTGGTTTTACCTGTACCTGGTGGTCCTAGTACAATCGTTCTCATAGTCCATTTCCTTTTTTTGCTAGAGCTAATAAATTTTGTCCATTTGTACCGTCTAAAACTCTCCATGCTCCCCTTTTTGTACCAGAACTATTTTCACTTCGAGTTACCCACCTTAAATTTTCAACTCTGTAATCAAGAGTTTGTTCATTAACGTGATCAACAACTTTTTTGTTTTCAGGGTTCTCAACAAAAGCCATTGCGACTAAACGATGAGTTCTAAAATTAATGGAATTTCTATTTTTATTTATAACTGAAAGTTTAGGGTAACCCTCAGTTCCAAAACATTTTGATATTATTTGTTTTCCTGAGTTCATATTTTGAAGCCAAGGAAAAATAGCTCCCTTGTCAGGATAATAAAGATTAATTCCTCCTGTCTTGTGTAGTATGTATTTTTGTTTTGGTAATGCTGAACATTGTCTAAATTTTTTACGATCAGGATCATATGGAAGAGTGCTTATATCAACCCAATCTATATTTTTTATTTTAGTTTTAAATGGATTAAGTTCTGGAAACAGAAACAGTTGTTCGTCTTTCATTAAAATGGATCCTTTGGTTTTAATTCTTTTTGATTGTAATCATCTGTTTTTTTATCAAACTGTTTTACAACAAACACAGAAATTCTTTCTTTGCCTATACGTTTGTCATCACAGTTACATGTTTCTTTTAACATCTGCGCTGTTCTTTGATAACCTACATCCCAACGTCTTCTTATTAAAAAATCATTGTAAAATCTATCAAATACAAAATGGTGATTGCCTTCTTTAGTTAATACACCACCACGTTTTAAATCTTTAATATCTGAACCTACGTGTCTATCTAAACAGAACGTTTCTAAATGATTTTGCAATTGATCTTGTGTTGCAACACCTTCTGGTGGATCTATTGGTTCGTGATTCTTCATCAGTGGGTTTATTATCATGTCCCAATCTTTTGGTTTTACTGTTGGTGGTTTAAAATCTAACTGTTCCATACACGCTTCTTGAAACAAACTTTGTTGTTTTAAAAATTTTACATTCTCAAGATGCAATCGTTGTCCATCTACGTTAAGATAATAATATGGTTTTTCTAATTTAATTTTTTGTAAATCAGTTAGTGCAGGAAACACTATCTCTTCACCAATACCATATTTTCTTTCTCTACATAATTTTTTATCACACAAGTTACACATCGGAGTATCATTACATTTGTAACCCCATTCTTTTTTATCGTGTTGACGTTTAATTATTTCTACTTCAGACTCACTTAATGGTGTTGTTGATGCTGTTGCATTAAACAAAGTCATCTTACTTTTCCATTCCGCAGGCCATTTCATTTTAGCATACACACCAAAATGAAACATAGAATTATTTCTACCACCTTCTGGTATTTTATTCATAGCCATAAGTTCTATACATGGTGGTGCATCTGAATATTCTGTTACGGGTCTTTCTATTTTTATTTTTGTAATATCTGTTTGTTTTATCTCACTGTATATAGTGTAAAATTCTTCTAATGTTGCAGCTTCACCATCCGCTCTAAATGCATAACGTGTAGTATCTTCACCACCAAAATATGGTAGGTTTAAAAAATTACCTGTGTCATCTGCTGATTTTAATTGTATTTGTTTTGGAAAGACTTCTGATCCGCCGTATCCTAGTAGTGTTTTTATTTCCGTTAGTTTATCTCTCATGCTTTCTGCTGCTACCGGTTCAACGGAGAAGAGAAAGACATGTGCTCCTCCGCTCTTCGACCTACACACAGCCAGAGGCAATTTAAATTGTTTTATCTTATCAATTAATTTTTTGTGATCAAACCCTGCGTATGAATCTATGTCAACACATCCCCACACACATTGATTGTCTTCGTTAATAGGTATGATGCCCAGACTTTGTGTACCATCTAGGTGCATCTTCCACAGTTCCGTGGTCACTGGTTGACGTACTACGAATGATTGTCCTTTTAGTTTAACACCGTTTTCTGCCGGTGCTGTAACTTTGGTGCAACCATGCGCACGTTCCAATCCTTTAAATATTTTTTCAAACATAATTTTTAATGGGCGCTTCCACTCTCGCTTCGACGCCCACTCCTAGGATTTTATTTAGTATGGTGTTGAGTCTTTAGTATCTTCTGATCCGTGTTTAGCTTCCACTTCACCTTTACCTACACTCAATGCAAAAGATTTAGCCATGTCATAGATTGCTTTATCTGTAACTGGTCCCATCTTTTCCACTTCCCATCCAAACCATGTTCCTTTGTCATTAGACATCTGAACGGTAGATAGATTATAAATGTGGCTATAAGTTGGCGGTGTAAACAAACCATTTTTACCTTGTAGTTTTAAACCCATCATTAATGAATTCCATTTTCTACTAACTTTTAATTGAGTAGATTTCATAGAAATCAAAGCTGATGATGGTGTATCACCAAGAGTCAATACAAAATGACTTGCTGTGTTATCGAGATAATTACCATTTGGTAATCTGTCTTTGTAGTCTTTACCTCTAGTGGTTTGACTAACGATATCACTGTCAGCGTCATGAATTGCAACAGGTGCACCAGAACTTGTGCCTCTGTCTTGCCATTCAATGTATTGTCTTTTGTAGTGACAAGGTACAACACTAATTTTATCAAACAATTCGTTTGTAACTGTGTTGATTATTTTGCCAGGCTCTGCGCCTTCGACATACTTACCATCTCTTTTGTTTACCTCTGGAGATAGTTGACCCAAAATTTTTAAGAATGGTAACGCAAGATCTTCTTGCGATATATTTTGAGTTCCTTGTTGTGCATCAGCTTCCATATCAAATGTTGCTAATGCTCCTTCTTTTTTTTCTGCTACTTGGTTCATGTTTATTTGTTCCTTTTTATTGTTGTTTTATTTCCAACAAACACGTTGAAAATTTCCGTTGGCATTGTTTTACCTGCCTCTAAACGCTCACGGACTAGCGCTTTAAGAGTCATGGGCTCAACCTTCAACTTTTGTGTCGGTTGAAACCCACGTTCCTCTGCAAGA